GTCGGTGTGACGGGAGTCCATATCTGCCTCGCGCCCCCATCCGTCTCGAACGTAACGCCGTCGATCCGTGAGTAGCTCCAAACGAGGTTCGATTGATTCTTGTTCATCCAGGCGGAGACGTTGTTCGTCACGCCGCCGGGCGAGATGACCAACAGGGACGGCTGCACCACGACGTAGCGCACCGCACTGTTGGTATCAGTCAGTTGTCCCAAGATCGCCGTATGACCCGGAGACGTGATCCAGGCGCGCGGGTTGACCGCGCCTGAGTCGGTGAAAAACACCTTGGCTGCCGGATCGTCCGCGATGCTGTTGGTCCAGATCGAGTTGTAGTAGTAGGCCAAACTTTGGAAATTGTTCGTGCTGGCCTTCAACTCGAAGTCGGTGTACGCCCCGCCGAGCGGAAGCCAGAATGAGGGGAACGTGTCGGCAGCCGGTGCATTGGTACCGATACGGACTTGGTTGCCCACGACTGACACCGCACCAGCGAGGGTGTTCGTGTTGGCAAAGGTGTTCGTGCTACCGCCACCGGAGATCGTCAGTCGCGCCACGCCGCCGCCCATGGACTGCAATGTGCCATTGGAAACCTCCAGCTTGGTAGCGGCGTTCACACGCGGAGACCCGTCGATCTCGGCAATGCTCAACGACTTTGCTGGCGATGGTCCGAGTATGGGGGACCATGACACGCCGTTGAAACGCCAGTCCGTGCCGCTGTCGATCTCGTTGACCGCCCACCCGTCCAATGGCGCCTCGAAATCCCATGTTGAGCCGTTCCACGTCGCGATTTGGTCGCTCATTCCCGCCCAGGCACCAGAGGCCCCAGCGCCCACGACATACCGATCGCCTGTCGTGGGCGCTCCTGGCGGGGTGGTCAGATTGACGTCAATCACTGGGTCGCGCCATGTGGTGTTTGCAAGCTCATCGATCCGTGCCGAGAGAAGGGCGTTGGTCGCATTCAGCGGCGCGACCGTGATGTAACCTGCCGGGTTCGATGCCGGGTACAGGCCGTTGGTGATGGTGCCGGTGACGTAGCCTGCGGGGTTGGCGGCGAGGTAAAAGGTGTTGCTGACGGCGGAGAAGACAGGGTCGGTTTCGGTGTAGCTCGAAATGTAGCCTGCCGGGTTTGACGATGGATACAGGCCGTTGGTGATGGTGACGGTGACGTAGCCAGCGGGGTTGGCGGCGAGGTAAAAGGTGTTGCTGACGGCGGCGAAGACAGGGTCTGATTCCGGACCACCGCCGCCGATGGTCGTGACGGACCCTGTGTTGGCCACTTTGATGCCGGCGAGGACCTGGCCGCCGATCAGGACGGCGGTGGCCATGGCCAGGCCGACGCCGAGCGCCTGCCAGGGGTTGATGCGTGTGCGATTGGTGTCCATGCGTGGCTCCTTAAAGGGCGATTATTTGTCGGTGTAAACCTCGACCACGCGGACGGCGTTGCTGACCGTGCCGGCGGCGCCGATGAACGTGACCGGGCCCGTCCATGGATCGCAGGCGGTGACCTCGTAGACGTCATCGGCCTTGAGCGGCATGCTGCCGGCGACGGTGGCATTGGTGCCGAGCGAGAAGTAGACCGTGTTGGTGCTGGTGTTGCGGATGTAGGCGAAGGTCCGTGCCGACCGGGCGGGCAACACCTGGGTGGCGGTCTCCAGGACCCAGACGTTTTCCTGGCGGGTCTTGGTGCCGTCGGGGTTGGTTTCGTCAGCGTGGATGGTGATCAGGAAGGCCGCGAGCAGGCTCGCGGCTACAATGCAAAAACGGGTGGTCATGGTCAGAGTCCTCCAAAGTTGGGGTGGCTGGCGGGTGGGTTGATGGCGGCGGTGCCGGTGTTGGCGGCGGTGGCGCCGTCGGGCTGCTCAAGCTCAAAGCGGCAGGCGGCCACGTCCTTGAACAGGGCGATGGCAGCGGCGTTGGCGTCCTTGCGGGCGCTGTCGGCGTCGATGATCGTCGCGGCCGGGCGTTTCATGATCTCCCAGACGATGCGATCGAGCGCCGCGCCGAGCAGCTCGTCGGGGATCATGCCGTCCGCTCCCAGGCTGTTCGAGGCGCAGGCCTTGACGTAGCCGCGCACTTCGCGGGTGACGGTGGCGATGATCTCGGCGATCGGGTCGTCCTGGCCGACAGCCAGGGCGGCGTCGCGCAGGGCGTCAAGCTCCGCGCCGCTGACGCGGGTCAGCAGATGATCCTCGGTGATGGCGAGCCAGCTCATATCGGCGAGTTCCTGAGTGTCTGAGTGTCTATGTGTCTAAGTGCGTTGGTGAGTGATCCCGAGTGCCGGAGGCCCGTGGGCGCTCCGGCACTCAGGCACTGTGTTAGCTGATCGTCAGTTTGCGCATGCCGGCGGTGGTGACCACGATGGTCCGCTCGTAGCACTCGACCGAGATGTCCACGAACTTCGGGTGGTCCTCGACGTACACGGCGACCGGCGTGCCGGCGGCGGTGTTGGAGACGAACCGTTTGACGTTCGCGGGATCGAGCCGGGTCAGGCCGCTCATGGCGTAGTACCCATACACGACCGCGCCGGCCACCTTGGCCTTGGCGCTGGCGGTGGACTGGTAGCGGGCTTTGACCTCGACCACTTCGTCCACGCCCAGGTAACGGGCCAGACCGGCCTTGTCGCGCGCGAGCGCGGCGGCGCCGATCACGGAGGTGCCCTGGGCTTCATACGAGTCCAGGCGTTTCTGCCAGGCGGCTTCGCCGATCACGACCTTGTTGGGGTACACGCCGGCGGCGTCGGCCCCGGCGATGACCATCCCGCGCAGATCCCCGTCGGGGTTGGCGCTGGAGTTCCAGGTCTTGCCGACGTTGGTGGCTCCCGCGTCGATCAGGGCGATCGCGCGGCGCAGGCGGTTGCGGTGCAGGCGCTGCACCAGCATCCGGGCGTACATCTGGCGGGCGGCCTCGGAGTCGTCCTCCTCGTCCTTGTCCAGCCGGATGGTCAGGCCGCGGTTGTCGGTCTTGCCCTCGGCGCTGGTGCCGGAGTATTCGACCCGCTTGAACGCGGCGCCGATGGCGCGCAGATCGTCCTCGGTCTCGGAGAGCAACGCCTGGGCGTTGTCCATGAGCCGGTAGCTGAAGTACCGTCCCGACGGCACGGCGGGGGCCACGGCTTCGAGCACCTGCTCGAGGTTCTCGGGGTCCTGCCAGCCGACGATGTAACCGGTCAACGGCTCGGAGAGGTGACCGGCGGTGAACCGCGCTTCGTTGGCGAAGTAGATGCGGCCGGGGACATTGCTGGCCCCCGCATCGGGCGTGATCGGCGCGAACAGCGCCGTGTCGTTGAGCATTTCTTTCATGATCTTGTCCTTTCAGTGGATGGGTGATGTTGACGATCAGGAGACGGTCACCTGGTGCGGGAAGCAGGGGGTGACTTCGATTTCGTCGCCCGCGGCGCCCGCGGCGTTGAGGGCGCGTCCGACGATCCAGTAGGTGCCGGCGCTGGCCGGCAGGGTGACGACCTGGCCGTTGGCGGCCGGCGCGAGCAGGGCTTCGACGGCGATGGCGGCGGAGGCGACCATCTTGCTGGTCTTGGCGTGAGCGCCGAGCAGCTCGCAGGCGACGGCGTCTTCGGCAGCCGCGGCTTCATCGGTGATGATGCACTTGGGCGTGTCGTTGGCGCCGCAGATGGCGATGTGCTGGCTATCGGAACCGGCCTTACCCAGGAGGTAACGGTCGGTGATGGCGGCGTCGGCCTTGAAGGTCTTGAGGCCGCCTTCATAGGCGCCTTCGCCGATGTTGAGGAACTCGACCCGGCCGAGGCCGAGGGCGAGCTTGATTCGGTTGATGAGTTGTTTCATCTGGTTTGATTCCTTTGGTTTGAGGTTTTTGGGTTTCAGGTTTCGGACTTGACGCTGGTGAACGCCTCGGGGTGTTTGCGCATGGCGATCTTGGTGGCCACGTCCCAGGCGTTGCGGGTATCGCGCGGGAGCTTGGCCAACTCTTCGTTGATCAGCTCGGTCACGCGGGTGACGCCGTCGGCGCCCATCTGGGCGGTCCGCTGGCTGGCGTCGGTCGTCTGGCTGGCGGTTTTCACCTTGGCGGCGAGCTTTTTGAGCTCGGGCAGCTCGTTGGCGAAATCCGCTTTCAGCCGTCGTTCCCAGGCGGGTTTGTCTGCCGCCGTGATCCTGCCGTCGGCAATGGCCGTGGCGATGGCGTCGGAGATCCGCGCCGCGCGTTCGTTGTTGAACTCCTGGGCGAGGGAGTCTTTCTCGGCGGTGAGCTTGGTCACCGCTGCCTCGGCGTCCGCCTTGGCTTTCTTTTCGTTCGCCAGGTCGGTGGCGAGGGTTTGCAGGCCGGTCTTGACCTTGGCGATCAGTTCCGGCTTGGGTTCATCGGTGGCGGTCTGTGGGGCTTCGTTGGCGAATCCCAGCAGCCCGGCGACGAACTTGAGCAACTCGTTCATGGTGCTGTCCTCCTGTTTTTTGGGTTGGGTTTGGTTTGGCTCCTCATTGAGCATGGGCAACGCGGGAGCGCTGCTGATATTCGGCCTGTTGGTCAGGCCCACGCTGGCCAGCGCGAGCGGCCGGTAGACCGCCACGCCGTTTTCGACCGCCACGGGCGCCTCGGCGGCAAACCAGCGCGGCGAAAGTTTGATGACCGACCGCGAATTGACCATCGCCTTGGCGGTCGGTTCGGGATCGAGCAGGCCCCACAGCCCGTCAACGCGGGCCTCGATCTTCTGAAATCGGCCGTGGACCCGCTTGTCGGTGTACCGGGCGGCGGCCTGTGGATCCTCGGTGTCGGGGTGGCCGACGAACAGCGGGATGCCCTGCCAGAGCCGGCTGAGCTTCCCGGCGAAACTGTTGAAGAACCCGACCATCGAGTCCGCCGCTTCGCGGTCAAACCGCTGGATCACCGTGGTGTCGCCCAGCCGGTTCGGGTGGTCGCCATACGGGGCGATCATCACCCAGTTGTCCGCCGCCACGCTGGCGTCATTGGCCAGGCCGAGCATCTCGGTGGGCAGTTCCGCTGGGATCGCCACCTGGTTGCAGAACTCAGTCTGAAGTCTGTGGTCTGATGTCTGTGGTCTCATCCGTTGGATTCCTTGTCGATGACGTTGCGTTGGAGCCAGGCTTCGGCGCGCTGGCCCAGTTTGTCCTGGAGAACCGCATCCGACGGCAGCGCGGTGGGATCCTTCGGGATCCTGACCGACGGACGGAGCAGGTACATGATGCGGGCGATGGTCCGCTTGGCGGTGGCCTTGGCGCGCAACAGGCCTTCGCGGCCTTTGCGGCGGTCCTTGGTAAACTTGATCTGGGTGAGCGGCACCTGGACAAGGGCTGGCCCTGACTTTGGGAAGACCACCAGCTTGAGGCCGGGGATCAGGCCCGAGGACGGGCGGACGCCGTAAGCCTCGCGGCGGACGGGGATGGCCAGGAGCTTGGCGTCCTTGGGGCGGACCACGCCGCCGTGGACGTGGGGGTTGATGCGCGGATCGGCGACGGTCACGGTGGCCTGGTCGTTGGTGGCGCCGGTAAAGTTGGTGGCGGATCGGATCTGGGCCCAGAAGTTTTGTTTGGGCCAGTTCCGTTTGTTGGGCTGCTTGTTTTTGGCGGCGAAATGGGCGCGCAGGTCGGTTTCAAGGCCTTTGCCCAGGACTTTCATGAGGGCGACCGGGTTGGAGAGTGTTTCCAGCGCCCGCTTGATGGCGGGTGTGGCGGTATCGCGTACCTGGACCGTAAGGGAGATCACGCTTGGCCTCCGTTGACGCGGTCTTGACGGGCCAGCCGCTGACCCGTAGGATTGTTACGTGCTACAACCACGGGGCTGTTGACATGAAACTGTTTCTCGATTCGACCGATGTGAATGCCATGGCCGATGCTGCCATGCGGGAGTTCGACCAGCGTGTGGCCGGGGCCGGCCAGTACGATTGCGCGCCGTTCAAGGCCGAGGTCACCCGCCTGGAATCCAAAGTGGAGGCGTTTTACGCCCTGACCGCCACGATGGCCCGCCACGACCTGGACATGGCGCAGACCGCCGCGCTCTGGCAGCAGATGACCCGTCTGTGCGACCAGGCCGCCCGCCGCATCGGCGATCTGACCGAGGCGCATCCATTCTGCCAGACCTCCTACGACCGCATTCTCGACCTTCGTTGCGCTGCCGAGGCGCGCCGTCGCCTGCATGAAGCCCCTCGCGCATGATCGCGCCCGGAGAACTGGCTGCGCTGGCCGAGGTGTACGATCGGTACGCCCGCGCGCTTGACCCGTTGTCAGCCGAGTCCGAGGAGGCAGGCCGACAGTTTTGGGTGCGGCTGGAAGGATTGCATCGGCGGGAGTGCCCCACGCAGCCGTTTGAGGAGTTCCGCTACCAGACCGTCCAACGCTGCAAAGAGTACCTGCGGAAGAACTGAATCGCCCCTTCTGGCCACCCAAGGCGATTTCTGAGACAGGGAGGGGCTCTGGATACCGTTTAATTATTTTGCAAAGCCGTTTAATAGCTCGCTTGGCAGACCGAACGGGTGTCGATGTGGTCTCGTGGAAGAAAGTGGCTCCTTGGGCATTCTCGTCGGCTTGACAGGAGGGTAACAAGCGATTATGGAACTTGTGGTATGAGACACCCCATGGAACTATTCCCGCAACGGCATGCTGTGATGCAGCCGGTGGATTTGTTGCGCCTAGATGAGACGGCGCGGGCCAACGTTGTCCGTATCGACATTGTGCCTCCAAGACTGGGCCGACGCGACTTTGGCAAGGTAATCGCCACGTTCCGTTCCCCGGTGTTGATGCCCCGCTTGGATGATCGCCGTCATGGATGACTCGTCCACCAAGTCTGGCGGTGAACTTGTCCCAGCCGAACAACTCCAGTTGTTCCGCGATTATGTGCGGGTGCAGGGCGAGGAGATGAACCTGCGGCACAAGCAGCTTGACCTCGAATCTCAGAACCAGCGGGACGGCTTCAGCTTTGCTCGTGAATCGCTGGCCGCTCAACTGCAGGACCGTCAGCGCGACCGGGACCATGCCAAGCATACCATCTGGTGGACGCTGGTCTTCTCTGTAACGGTTTTGGTTGTTATCTTGATCTTTGCTGGTTTTTGCCTGTTCATCGGCAAGGAACAGTTTGTGGTCGAGGCGATGAAAGTCTTGCTGTATGGCAGCGGCGGTGGCGGGGTGGGTTATTCGTTGGCCAAACGCCAGCAACGCCAACAGGGCAATGACGCGGAAAATCAGGTCTCTGGCTGATCGCGTGCCCATCACCGAAAATTCAGCGGGCTTGCTTGGATGCCCTCGCGGTTGTAGGTTTACGGGCGGAGCGGCCCGTGTCGCCGGGATCGTCTGGGACGTACAGCTCTGGGGGATCGTCATCATGGCGATTGCATCGGGGCACTCGGCGCGGGGCCGATCCAGAGTGTCTTGACTCCCATGGTTTCTTTGTTGGCAGATCGCGTCCAGGTGACAAGGTAGGTTCGACCGAGCATAACCTTGCGAAACTCCAGTGAGCCGGGCGTTTTGCCGGGACGGACTTCGTCGGGATCCCGCCAGACATGCGGGAGCATTTCCAGATCGAGACGGGATAGGGGGCGTTGTGTGGGGTTGCGTTCGCCGGGGCCTATCAACCCCGGTGCGCCGTGATCCTTGATCGCCTTGCGCACTTCATCGGCAGTGAGGTGCAGTCGCCAGCCGGTCAGGTCCTGCACGGGGGCGGCGGCGGCAACGGTGCGCTCGCTGGCCTGGCCCAGGTCCAGCGACCGCTTGTGATCGGGTTCGGAAATAGCCCGGTCAAACAACTCGCCCACGATGTTCCCCTGCCATTGGGCTTTGCCGGATTGCAGGGCCACCTGGTCGCCGAACATGTCGCGTAATTGATCCAGGCCGGTGGCGTCCAGGTCGGCCACGCTCGCCTCCAGTCGGGTCTGGTGGGCGGCGGCGGGGCTGGTGACGGTATCGCTGGGGGTGAGCACTCCGAGGCGCTCGGCCTCGGCTCTCTCGACATCGGCCAGGCCCATGCCGCTGCCAAAGTCAAAGGGCGGGTAGGGGACGCCGAACCGGCTGATACGGGTCCAGATCGGGTCGTCTTTGAGGGCGATCATCCTGCCGCCGTCGTACACTTGCCCGCCCGCGGCCCGCCAGGTGCCGAGCCAGTCGCGCGGTTCCTGACGGTCCTCGATGCGGACCAGTTCCTGGGCGGGGAAGGCGTCGAGCACGTCGGGATCGGAGCCGACCACCATGCGGGCGTGTTCGGCGGCCTGGGTGGTCTGGAAATTATAGATCAGCTCGAGGCGTCGGCGGCTGGCGATGTCGGTGAGCTTGCCGGAGTCGCCCGCGGGCGCACCGAGGTGTTGGCGCATGGCGGCGACGAATTTGGACCGGTCGCGGAACGCGATGGCGGGATCGAGGCTGGCCCATTCTTCGAGGAGCTGCCGGGCTTTGGCGAGGGTGGTGATCTGGGTGATACCGGCGGAGAAGAACGCCCGGTCACGGAGGCCGAGGGCGACCTGTTCCCAGTCGGCAGTGCGCGCCGCGCTGGCGATGGGTGTGCGCCCCGTGATCCGGCGGATGGCCTCGGGGAACTGGGCGACGAGTGATTGGAGGTCAGCCATGGGTCTTGACCTCCTTGTCGGCAGGCATCACGCGGACGGCGATCATTTCGCTCAGGGTGATTATCAGGGCCAGCGTACAAATCTGGGTGTCACCGATGAAGATTTTGTCCAGTTCCCATGCGAACCGACATGCCAACTCGACGAACAGAACAATCACCAACAGTGGATTCAGGGTCAATCGGGCCATCCGGTTGAAGGCCTCGCTAATTGTGGTCAACCACCCCTTGTTGGGGGCTGTTGAGGATAACGAATTCATCACCGCCGCCCGAAAAGCCCGAGCCTGACTCATCCGCCGTATTTCTGTGTCAGTCATTTGAGGTATCACTATGGGCGATTGTTTATTGGGGATCATCGGCGCACCTCCTGGCCGAGCGCCTTGGCGACGGCTTCGGCGAGGGATGTCTCCAATGCGGTGCGGTGGGCGGTGTTGGCCGTTGGCACGGCATTGGCAAGGTCGTTTTGGAGCGCTTGCAGCGCCCGTGCAAATTCATCTGGATCCGCAATGGCGGCCAGGGCATCGATGCGTGCGCGGTAGGGCGCGAGATCGGCGGCCAGCGCCTGCTCGATGTCGGACATCTCGTTGATCATCGGCGCGGCCGGCACCGATGATCCGAACGGGTTGGCCGTCTGCTCGGGCTTGGCTGTGTCGTCGCCATTCTCGACGCTGCGCCCGTAGCGCTCGGCGATGTTGCCCAGTTTCACCTGGCCGCCCATGCCGACGATGGCCTTGTCCACCGCCAGTTCGTTGGTGGTGTCGAGGCGGCGCGGCGGGGTGAGTCGGAAGTACGCCAGCGGCCGGGCGGCGGCCTCGGGGCCGAACCACCACTTGAGCGCGGGCTTGTCGAGGGCCACGTTGCACTGTTCGGAGAGCCAGGCGGCATCGGATTCGAGGATGGCGTCCTGGGTGGTGCGTTGCAGGCTGGCGCCCACGTCGCCGGAGGCGCCCGCCGCGGTGGCGAGGTCGGATCCTGTCCAGAGGCGCAACACGCGGCGTTCGAGACGGTCGATCAGGGCGTCGAACGTGGCCTGGCCTTCGACGGCCTTGATGAAGTTGACGGTGGCGCCCGAGCCGTGGAGAAGGGCTTTGGCGCCGAAAAGTTCCTCGATGTCGGACTTGATCTGGAGCCACTCGGCGGATCCCTTGGCGGCATCGGTGACGGCATCGATCAGCGGACGGCCAAAGTCGCGGTTGAAGGATGCCCAGTCGTTGAGGCTCATCCGCTGGAAGAGGTAGTTGATGGTGGACGCCAGGAGCAGGCCGCGGCCCACGGCCACAAACCAGCCGTCGGGTTCCAGGTCGGTGCCGTCGGTGCCGGCATAGAGCGGCAGGTACTTGAGTTTCGAGTGTGTGGCCTCGAAGAACCAGAGCGGGATATGGCGGGCGGAGAGTGAGAGGCCTTGGAGCACCTCGGGCTTGTCGCCCGACCGGTCCCAGACGGGATCGGCAGGCTGCCAGATCAGCTCGTGGACGCTGTACTTGTGGCCGATGGCCTTGGCGGCCTGGCGGAGCAGCACCGAGACGCCGCCGGTCAGGTCCTGGTCGGTGGCATCGGTGGCGGACAAATTGTTGTAGAGGAACCGGAGCGCGGCAGCCTGTTCCTGGGCGACGGGATTGTCGGCATGACCTTCGAGGATGAGGACCTCCCAGGGCAACCGGGCGGCTTGCTCGTACCGGGTCGGGGCGACGGCCATCAGGTTATCGTCGCGTGACTCGACCGCCTGGAAGGTAAGCGCCAGGTTGTAGAGGTGGCCGCCGTCCCAGGCGTTGATCCTTTGGACGAGCGACTGCGGGGTCAGCGAGGCGATCGGGTTGAACCGGCTGCGGCGGTCCGACAGGATCCGTTCGCTGGACACGGTCGATTCCGATTTGATCTTGGTGGATCGTCGGGCCATCAGACCATCACCATCCTTCCAGAGCGGGCGCGCACATCGCGGGAGGCGGCGGCTTCGATGCCGTGGTGGCGGTGGCTGCCGATGATGGCGTGCAACGCGAGTTTGACGGCGTCAAACGTGTCGCCGTGTTTGCCGTCCACGTCCGGCTCGCACACGAACAGGCCTTTCTCTTTCTTCACCAGCCGCCAGTCCTCGCGCAGGTAGCGGTCGGCTGGCAGCCAGAGATGATTGTCGTCCAGTTCCCCGACGAGTTGGCCGCCGAGCAATTGCTTCATCGTGATGGATTCCGGATCGCCGGGTCGTTCGATGGTTTCGCTGGCCACGACCAGCTCGACGGGGATGTGGGCGACCAGGTCGCGTCGCAGCGCCTGGGCAAAATAACGTTCGCTGGTGGCGTCGATCGCCAGCCGACGGGCCGGACCGCCAACCTTGCGGTGCGCCACGGCGGTCACGATCTGGCGGACCCGCTCGGTGGCCACGGCCGGGTCGGTGGTCTTCCATGTCATCACCGCTCGGGCAATGTACTCGGCGCCCTGTTGCTCCAGCACCGCCACCGCGGACGGGTTGGATGTCTGCTTGTTGGTGGTGGCCACGTCCAGGCCGATGCCGATCCGACCGGCGCCGCACTTGTCAGCCAGCCAGGCGAGCGCGTTGGCCATGTCCAGGTCCGTATCGACCCGGAAAAACTGGCAGGCGCCGATGCCGCGTTGCTGGGCGGTATTGAGCTGGATCAGGCCGCAGGCGCTGGTGCCACCCAGCACGAACACGCACCCGTAGTTGCGGTCCCAAGCATCCTTGTCGAAATCTCGCCGACGGCTATCCTCGGGCGTAATCACCGCGCCGGTGTCATCATCAAAGAGCGGCACGCCGTCGGCAGCGGCGTCGAACGCGGTGACGCGGCGGACCCAGACGCCGTGCTCGGTCTTGTAGAGGTTGCCGGCAGGATGCACGGGCAGATCGATGCCCGGAGGCGGGGCGAGCAGCTCGAACGAAAAGTGTGAGTCATCGGGCGGCGGCGTGGTGGTGAGTACGCAACGGAAGCTCGGGTTGGAACTGATGATCGGTTTGACGGCTTCCCAGACGGCCCGGAAGTTTCGGACACGGCCCACCTCGTCCAGGATCAGGTCGCCGGTCTCGCCGACGGCATCGGGGGTG